TTAAAGTTAATGACTGGAGAGGAAATAGTAGCTAAAGTTTGTTATCTTGAAGATGAAGACAAAGTGCTACTAGAAAACCCTCTCCAAGTTGAATCCGCAAAACAAAGGAAAGGGCAGTTAGAAGTATCTGGTTTTTCTTTTAAAGAATGGATCAGCGCCACGTTTGATAACATGTTTATTATTAAGCGTGATCACATCATGACCATGACAGAAGTCGATGGTCAGATTCAAGAGTTCTATGAAAAAACTATTCAAAGATTAGAGAGCGGAAAGAATCTTACTAACAGGGCAAACAAATTGCCCCGCCAATCTGGATACCTAGGTTCGGTAAATCAAATGAAGAAGTCTCTAGAAGATATCTTTAATAAAAGCTAATACTACTTTTGAACCTCTACAAGGTTAATTGTACTGAGTTTCTGAGGTTGTGTCAAGCCCCCTTTACAAATCCAGTTCATCGTGCTACCATTAGTACATGATAATGGTACAAAACCATGGCATATGCAGTAATGGCAAAAAGAAAACAAACAGAGTATTACGTTAACAACAAAGAGTTCCTTGCTGCGATCACAGACTATCGGCAGAAGGTTCATGCCGCTAAGGAAGCAGGCAATTCTCGCCCAAGAGTCACCAACTATCTAGGTGAATGCTTTTTAAAGATCGCAACACACCTATCTTACAAACCAAACTTTGTCAACTATATGTTCCGTGAGGACATGATCTGTGACGGCATTGAAAACTGCCTCCAGTATATTGACAACTTTGACCCAGAAAAATCCAAGAACCCATTTGCTTACTTTACTCAAATCATTTACTATGCATTCTTGCGTAGGATCCAGAAGGAGAAAAAGCAACTAGAGATCAAAGGTAAGATCCTAGAGCGTTCAGGATACGAAGAAGTAATGCACACTGATAGCTATGATGGTAGTATGTCTGGTATGAATGCTTCTTATTCTGATATGGGTAGCATCAAAGAAAATATTGAAACGAAAATGAATCGATGATGACCGATGAAAACGCCCTCTGGGAAGATATGAGGAAATTAAATTCTTTGTATGAAGAACTTTGCTGGGACTATGATGATGAACTTGTGTTTACACATGACGGCAAACGAGTAATTGTATTTAATAAAACACAAGAAGAGAGATGAGTGGAGATTATGAAACCTACGAATGGCATGAAACACCTTATGGAGAATTCCGTGTCGAGAAGAAACGCTTTGGAACGTGGACTAGCTATAGTAAGGATGGTAAGGCGCTCATCACAGGACTCACGAGGGAAGCTGTCACTCAAGGAACACCATTCCATCTCGAAGGCGTCGCTACAAATTGGGCGAACTGCCGTACATCAGACCCGTATGACGGGACCGTTGGAGGAAAACTATGAAAATGAAACAAACTGAAAACTACGAACAACTATTAGAACGTTTTAATAAACGTACTGCTCAACTATCTGAGAGAGCAGATGAATTGTATGGTGCATACACTGAGTATGTGCAGATTCAGAAAGACCTAGAGAGGTTGCAAGGTTCTCTACAAGCGGTAGAATACCTAGCATATGGTAAACTTCCTGGCGATGGAAACCATGACGGCATGAAAGATCATAAACCCAAATGAAAATTGCACTGATTACTGACCAGCATCTGGACGGACGCAAAGGAAACCTTGCGTTCTGGAATTACTTTCAAAAATTCTATGATGATATCTTTTTTCCAACTCTTGAGAAGGAGGGTGTCCGCACCATCATTGATTTGGGCGACACATTTGATAATCGAAAGTCTATGGACTTTAATACTTTTCACCGTGTGCGTGAAAATTATTTCGAGAGACTAAAAGATTACGAAGTTCATATGTTGCTGGGTAACCATTGCACATATTATAAGAATACCAATCGTATTAATTCACCAGAACTTCTACTAGAGAACTATCGGAACATCAATATCTATTCTGAACCAAAAGAAATTCTTCTTGGTAAAAAAGTATTTCTAATGATGCCTTGGATTAACCAAGAAAACAAAGCAGAATGTCTTAAACTAATCTCTGGTAGTGAAGCAGATATTATGTGTGGTCACCTTGAGTGTGATGGTTTTGAGGTTACACCAGGCATGAAGTTTGACGGAGGTTTCAAAGTCTCTGACTTTAAGAACTTCAAACGTGTGTGGTCTGGACACTTCCATCACAAGTCTAAGCATGGCAATGTCCAATACCTAGGCAATCCCTATCAGATGTTCTGGAATGATTATAAGGATACTCGTGGGTTCCATATCTATGATACAGAAACTGACAAACTTAAGTTTATCAAAAACCCTTACGAAATTTTTGACAAAATCATCTATGATGACGCCAGTGTGGACTACAACAAACAAGATGTGTCTGATTATAAGGACAAGTTCATCAAACTCATCGTCGAAGAAAAGCGAGACTACCAGATGTTTGAAACACTGGTTGATCGTCTTTACAACGTAGGAGCACATGACGTTAAGATTGTTGAGACCCTAGTTGATGCAGACAATATCGAAGATGCAGAACTAGAAACTAAAGACACGATGACTCTTCTCAACGAATATATTGATGAAGTAGAGATTGCCGTAGACAAGACTGAATTAAAGTCTTTAATGAGAACACTATATATTGAAAGCTGCAATGTTGTCTAATGTTCGTCTTAACACTGTCAGAACATCCCGATGGAGTATACTCTGTATTTGACGAAGCAGAAGATAGGGTTATTCCTATCTTTCTTGAAGGTGACGATGCTGAAAGATATCTAATGATGATGGAATCTGATGAAGATTATCCACCAATGCAGGTTGTGGAAATGGAAGATCATGTTATAATTGGAGCATGTCAAGACCGTGGTCAAAAGTTTTCCATTATCACACCTGACGATTTTTTAATACCCCCTAATGATCCTGAAGAATGATTATATTTGAGAAGATCCGTTGGAAGAATTTCTTGTCCACGGGTAATGTGTTTAGTGAAATTGATCTAGAAGCAGGCAGAACAAATCTAATCGTTGGTAGCAACGGAGCAGGTAAGAGCACCATCTTGGATGCCCTTACCTTTTCGCTGTTTGGAAAACCTTTTCGTAAGATTAGTAAAGGATCATTGATTAATAGTATCAATGAAAAAGATTGCTTGGTTGAGATCGAGTTTCGTATTGGTAAGATAGAGTATAAAGTTATTCGTGGTATCAAACCTAATAAGTTTGAGATTCATTGTAATGGACAACTCTGGAATCAGGAGAGCACTGTTGTAGAACAGCAGAAAAACTTTGAGCAGAACGTGCTCAAGATGAATTACAAATCATTCACACAGATTGTTGTGTTGGGATCCTCCACGTTTATCCCATTCATGAAACTTCCTGGTGGTCAACGTCGTGATATCATCGAAGACATCTTGGACATTCAGGTGTTCTCTACGATGAATGTTCTACTCAAAGATAAGATGCGAGAGAACAATGAAGAAGTTCGTGACATTGATTATCAACTTGATCTTCTGAAAGATAAGATTGAGTTGCAGAAACAAAACATGCTCACGCTTGAGAAGAGAACCCAAGAAGAGATTGATCGCAAAGAAGAAAAGATTTTTGCATATAAAAAAACCGAGTTACAGGGTGCAGAAGAAGTTACGGTTTTAACACAGCAAATCGGAAAACTTAATGAAGAAATGCAGGAGTATCAGAAATCAAATGAGAAATTGCAGAAGTTGAACACATACTTGATCAAGTTGACACATAAATTGAACACATGTAAGAAGGAGCATGAGTTCTTCGAGAACAATCACGTATGTCCAACATGTACACAAGAACTATCAGAAGATTTTCGTAGTGAAAAACTAGAAATAGGTAAATCTAAGGTCTATGAGATGAACGTAGGTTACGATGATCTACAAAAAGCAATCTCTGATGAGCAAGAAAGGTTTGCAAAGTTTACTGAGTTGTCTACAGAAGTCAATAACATTAACACCACGATTTCTCAGACTAACTTCCAGTTGATGTCTATCCGTAAACAGGTGGAGTCACTAGAGGATGAGATCAAAGAACTGCAGGGTGATAACGTTGATAAGAAAGCAGAGTATAATAAACTGCAACTTCTTGTAAACAAGAAGAAGGATTTGAGTAAACAACATGCTACGCTAAAGTCTGATCGTGACGTTCTGACAACCGCAGGTCAACTTCTCAAAGACAATGGTATTAAGACCAGGATCATCAAGACCTATCTTCCTACCATGAACAAGTTGATTAACGATTTCTTACAAAGGATGGAGTTCTATGTCAATTTCACCTTGGATGAGAACTTTGAAGAGCAGATCAAATCTAGATACCGTGATGTGTTTTCCTATGACAGTTTTAGTGAAGGAGAGAAAGCTCGTATTGATATCGCTCTTCTGCTTACTTGGCGTTCTATTGCTAA